CAGAGCTTACAAAACAAAATACATGGTTCATATTAATTTCTTTGTCCAGGTCTTTGGAGTCTTATCATTTATAATCTCTATGTCTAGGTGATATTCAAAGGCCCGTGGTCCGTGTTCCTTGATATACTCATATGTCTTCTTAATACCTTCCTTCGTATTAGTCATGGTCTTATAACCAAGTAGCTTTCTTGCTTTATCCGAGGAGCACGTTGCATGTTTAACTTCTTGTGGTCTATCTGGTACATATTCAAACTCTCCGTTATAACCAGTAAGATTGGCACACGTCTCAGCGACCTCTTTAATAGTTACAAACTCTTCATCAGGCCCGATGTTAATAACTTGGCCCACGACTGACGGATCATCAACCATTTTTATTAAAGAACTTAAACAATCATCTACATAAGAGAAACATCTAGTCTGCATACCATCTCCATAAATAATTGGAGGTTTACCTTGAAGCATACGATTAATAAAAATAGAAACTGCATTTCTAAATGGATCATTGTATTTTTGTTTAGGTCCAATAATATTATGTGGAACAGCTATAACTAATTCTACACCATGAACTTTACATAACGTTTTTAATATTTCTTCTCCAGCAACTTTGGATATACCATAAGGATCTACTGGTTTAGTTGGCATGTCTTCTGTGAATGGACTTTGTTGATCTCCGTACCTTGCCATAGAAGAACAATAGATAATTCTTTTAACACCGTTTTGAATAGCGGCTGTTGCAACACCAACTGTTGCCATAATATTATTTTGTGTAATTGTATAAGGTGAAAATACAGATAACCCCTCGTGCGCGGTCGCGGCACAATGAAACAATACATCAATGCCTTGTGTAATTTTAAGCATTGATTTAAAATCTGCACAATCTAATTTATAAAAATTATTTAAGAAAGGAATATTATCTTTATCTCCTCCTAATAAGTTATCTACACCTATGACTTCGTATTTTCTATTAAGAAGTTCTTCGCAAATGTGTGAGCCTAGAAATCCTGCAGCTCCTGTGACTAAAATAGTCTTAGCCATTTTTTAATTTCTTTTTCAAAAGTTTAATTTGTTTTTGTAAATTAAATATTATTTTATCAAGGTCATTAGGACCTTTATCTTTAAAGTTCATTATTCAATTATTTTCTTTTCTCTTTTAATGTGTCCTAGAACTGTTCCTTTATGAGAACCTTCTTTAATTGTATATCCAGAAGTTCCATTACCATTGATCTCAACTTCTTTTCTACTTTTCATTAATATATTATTTTTAGTTTCTATATTTTTATTAGAAAAGTTTTTAGCTATTAGATCCTTTAATCTGTCTATCATATTAAAATGTTTTTTCTATTTTTAATAATGTTATGCTATCTATATATGGAGTATTTACATTATTGCACGAAGAAAGCAATAACAACATAACTAGGTATTTCACTAACCGTTTTCTTGTTCTTTTGGTTGTGGTTTGTTAGCCATAGTTCGTGCAACTGATTCCGCACTGCGTCCTACGACATACCCCCCAAGGCCAATTTGAAGAAGTGTCCAAACATCACCTGGAAGAGTAATAGTTATAGAAGCTTTAAAAAAAAATAAAATAACAGGTCCTAATACATAATTCCATATTAATATAAAAATTAATACGTACATTAATAATGGACGCCAACTTGCTGAGAACCAACCTGCTTTAGCTTCTGCTTCAACTATCTTAGCTGCAGCTTGTAATTCTGCTGTGTTGGATTGTAGTAATTGTGTTTGTAATTGTGATTTTAATTTTTCTTGAAGATCTTTATCAGGAACTGATTTTTCAATTGTATTAAATAATATTTTAGCTAATGGTGCAACAGCGCCTAACATTTGTAACATTCTATAAATTTCTCCTGTCTTCTTATACCAAGAAAAGGATTAAGTTGCAACATTACCTCTTTAGCCTTATCTCCTGAAACTGTCCACTTCCAGCTTCTGCTATGTTTATTATTTTTTGGTAAATATGTGCTTATGGAGCCTAATTTAAAATAATCTATAAATCTTAAAACAATGTCTTCGTCACACATTCTTATTTGTACTCTAAGATATCTATTACTTTTACCAACTTTACCCCAGAAACCAAAAGAACCTTCTCCCTCAAATACACCTGCTAAATATATTAATTTTTTTTCTTTACTTAAATGATTGTAACTTATTTTTTTTTGATCCATTTAAGCGAAGTTTTAAACTTTTTGGCAAGCTTTGTCTATTTAATTTTAAACCTTGTGAACTTGGGCCTTTTATTGGGGGTGGACCGAATCTAACCCCAGGCGTCTTAACCTTCATCTCTTAGGTATAGTGGAAGTAACTTGTTTGTCTCTTGCTACTTGTATTTTTTCTTTTGCAACTTGTAATCTTTGTGCAGATTGCACTTCTTGATTTTCTAATCTCATTTTTTCTAAATCCATTTTCTCATCAAACTCCTCTGACTTTCTTGACATATCCATTTGACTCTCATTACCTCTTCTTTGTATATCTAAAGCTTTTAAATCTAGTTCTCTTTGTTTCAATGCTATTAATGGATCTTGTTGTTCACCACCTTCAGCTTGTATTAACTGTGTAGTTAATTCTACAACTCTTTTTGCAACCATAGAATTAAATTGTACTTCATAACCAGCTGGATCTAATTGTTTCGTTTGAACCATGTTAGGATCTTGTACTAAAAATGCTCCAACTTCACCGTGTGCTTGATAAGCAATGTGATCTGAGATGTGTCCTTGTAATAATGCGTAGACCATTGGATTCATTTGTACCATTCTGCTTCTAATAAATATTCCATGTGCAGCAACATGTGCATTATGATCTTGATCTGGGAAAACTTTTAACAATTCCATACGAAGAGCCTTAGAATTTTCTGTTGCTGGGTCTTCTGGTACAGGTTCTTTTTCAGGAAGTAAGATATTATCAATTTGTCTAGTGCCTAATGCTTCATAAACTCGTCTGTAAGCCTCTCTTAAGTTGTGAAGTTGTGGAGCAGAGGCTGCAATCTTCAAATTTTCATTTGCAAGGGTCACTCTTTGTGACATTGAGAAAATATTTGGGTCTGCAACTGGAATTACATCTACTCTGTCATCAAAATCTTGTATTTTTACCATTCGATCTGCACCATAAACTGCATACGGGTACACTGGTGGTAAGTAATCTGCAAAAACTTTTGCTAAAATTCTAAATTCTTGTTTCATTGCGTAGTAACAACGCTTGTGAATAGCACTCATGACCCTCGAACCACGTTCAAGTAATGCAATTGTAGTTCCAACAGCTGCTTGTTGGTTACCATCACCTACTTGCATGTCTGCAATTGATGCAAAACGTTGTCCGGCTTGTACAACAAAGCCTAAAAGTTGAAATAAAGTTGGACTTGGCTCTTTGAAAGGTAAAATTTGAAACTGATCTCTGATATTTCCACCTGGTGCATCAACATCTCTGAACTCACCTGGTTGAAAAGGTTGGTTATCATCACGAATTCTTATACCTCGTGACTTAAATCCTGCTGGTAAGTTAGCTAACGTACCTGCATCTAGTAATTGTCTTAGTGAAGATGTAGCAGATCGTGATAATCCACCAATCATATGTATTAATCCAAAGCCATAAAAGCCTAAACCTGGTAAAAATTTAAAATGAACGAAGTATTCTTTACGTCTCATCAACTCATCTTCTGGGTCGTAGTTTCTATAGATAGATAAAATCTCTTGTGAGCCTTCATCTATTGAAACAATATAGGGAACTCTGATATCTTTCTTGTCTTTTTTACCTGTATTTTCAAATTCTTCTAAATCTAAATCAACATGCATCTCTAAAATATTAAATTGATTTTCAATTTCTCCTGATGGTTTAACACCTTCAATCTCAGATAGTTTTTGTTGAATAGCAGTTTGTTCTGCTTGTTTAGCAATTAACTCTACGTCTCTATAAAATCCAGACTTTTGTTTTTTAATAACATCATTTTCTGACATTCTAATAACATGTGTAATACGCTCACAATCTTTTAAATCTGTTGCATAGTAAGGAACAATTAAATCATCTGCAGGTACAAATTTAGATACCGCTCTTTGCATGATTTCATCATAGTAAACTTTTTTAAACGAAGATCCTGATAAAGGTAAATAAAATAATAATTGATCAAAGTCTGGAGTGTACTCTTCCATTTCTTCCATCAACATGTAGTTCATAAAATCTTTAACACGTTCTGCTTGTTGTAAAATTTCTGGTGTTTCTAATCCTACAACTTGTGTTCTTACAGGACCTTCAGATGGTAATAATTCTTTATAGGCTTGTGCTTGAAATTGTGTAACTGACTCTGCAAGTAAAGGATGTGTAACACCCGTTGCTCCTTGAAAGGGTCTAGTTTGATCTCTGTATTTAAATCCTAAAAGATCTAATCCTTGAACATAGGTTTGTTCCCAATCTGCTCTTGAGACTCTATCTTTTTTATAATCAGAAATTAATTGTGACGACAAACGAGCT